AGGATATTGTATGAATCAGCATCATACGGTGTTTGATCAAATGTAATAGAATTTATCTTTACTTTGTGATTTCCTGGATCTAATACAGGTTTGGTGCGTCCACTTCCTGCAGACATGTCTTTAGTATTTAACATAACTTTCTTGTTTTTTACTTCATTCATAATTAATTAATTTTCATATTCAATAATTGCATCTTTAACAACTTTTAATGAATTTTTTATACGTGCATTTTCAAACATACCGTCAGGTGATTTGCAAGTATTTTCTCCATTATTAACTGTTTCAAATACATAATTTAACTTATCTTCTTTATCTTTGACAACTTTGCCAAATAGAACTATAGAGAATAGACCTTCTAAAGTTAAAGCATTATCTATCATTTTACCTACAGTTTTTGCTTTTACTTTTCTATGTCCATTCACATCTGTTGATTCTTCTGAATGTGTTAAAAAGAATATATATAAATCATCTCTCATATCTTTAGGCATCTTAGCAACTTGTGCTAGATTCTTTGCAATAGAGGTAAATTTATCATAACCTTTTTCATCAGCTCTATCAAAGTATTCAAAGCTGGACATATATTGCCAGTCATCAACTACTAGATTTTTAATATGAGGCATTTTATCATTTACATGCATCATAGCTTTCATAATCCCTGCAGCTGTGGCTGTAGTAGCCATGTTACCTTTAGGATTATCTTTTGTTATTGCTGTATAATTCTTTTTCCATCCTTTAAATGGTAAAGGTTTATTTGCAATGTTAATTATAAACGTCTCTTTAGGATCTAAATCCCTAATAGATGTTGACTTACCTGACCCTGAGTCAGCTATAACTAATACACTTTGTGCCATTTTATTTACTTAATTTTTGGTTTATACTTAATAATGCTCTTTCAATTCCAATAAGAACATCTACTATTTCTCTTTTTTCTGGATCTTTAACTAATTCTTTAACTTGTGTAGGTTCTTTAATAGGTGATCTTCTACTAGTTACATCATTAATTACTTTTAATTCACTTACAGGTACAATGTGTCTTTCAAATCCTGAACTACTTGTTACTTTTTCATATTCTTCTTCCCAATGAGCATTATGTTTTAATAAATATAATGTTCTTTTAGGATCTTCTGAATCATATTCAATACTAACAAATTCAGTAAAGACATCTCTACCTTTTTGTAATTCACTTGGAAAGAAGGATACATGTAACTCATCTTTTCCTGATGGTCTATATGCCATCTTTGGTATATATAGTGCATTTATATTTCCAACTGTTTGGAAATAATCTTCATGCTCTTTTCTTAATTCTTGTACTTTTGCTTTACGCTCTTGTGGAGTCATACTTTTATTTTTTGTTGATACCATATTATCTACGTTGTTCTTGAGGTGGTGTATCCATCTCAGTTATTTGCATTCTTTCAAATTCAGCTTTAAAGAAACTCATACGTGTATCACCATTTCTTGCTTTAAGAAAGTGTAATACTAATGTTCTATCATCTTCTATTATATATCTATCAGGTCCATAGTATCTAATCTTTTGTTTAGCAGGACGGTTAATACCTATTAAAGTATCAGCATGTTGTAACATTGCATCTGAACCAAATATATCTGATTCTAATACATAGTTACCATACTTACCATTTACTGCTCTGTCTGGATTATCTATATTTCTATTTAATTGTGATAAACATATAAACATACAAGGATAGTCTCTTTTACATTGTGTAAAGAACTCACCTAATTCAAATAACATATCTAATCTGTTATTTTGATAGGGTGCTCTCTTTACTAAAATACTATGATCAAGAGTTATAATAGTTTTCTTACCTTGATGTAAGTTCATATATATATCTACTTGATCTCTCATTTGGTTTACAGTCATTGGTGTAGTTATTATGTCTACAGGACTTTTAATTCTATCTTTAGCATATATATGACATTTATCAAATGTATCCTTAGATAGTGTAGTTCCTGCACTACATAATTCTTTATAAGTCTTACCAGTTAAAGATGAAAATTCTCTTAATGCTGTAGTTCTACCTACCATTTCAAAGCTAAATTCTAAAACTCTATACTCTTCAGCTGGATTTAGAATGAAAGATTCTCTTACTATCTGATCCTTGATCAATGTTTTACCTGATCCAGGTCTTCCCCCAATAACAGTAAGAGTATTCCATTCTAATCCATCTGTAATAGCATCATTAAACTTAGGCCATGGAGTTTGTATAGATTTCTCTTTACCACTCTGCCTAGCAAGCATATATTTCAGTGCTTCATTAAAAGACTGATATTGTCCATCCCATGCTGGTTTAATTTTGCTCATACAACTTTCTCTTTAAAATGTTTTTTATCTTCTAATGTTACACCATCACGGATCATATCACAATAATCTGCTAATTCTGAATGTTTTACTTTGTTTTTATCTGATTTACATATAAAATATTGACTAGTTTTCATATATAAATAATCTTTTTCTTTATATTCATTTACATACATTACTGTTGCATGTGCAACTTCATCCCATGTATAATCATATGTATCAAAAAACCATCTAAATGCATTTTCTAGTGTTTTAATATTTTGTCTACCGGGTTTACCACTTGGTAATTTACCTGCAGGAAATGCTTCTCTATATATTTTAAGCATTTCTTTATAACCTTTACCTAATAATTGATTGCTAGTTCTTTTTTTAGCAACTCTAAAATATTGATTATATTTAGCACATATTTTTACACCTTTTGGTGTTAAATTATAAACAGTTTTAACTCCTGTTGGACAAGTATCACACTCTTTACTTTTAGTTGATTTAGAATTTAAGAATTCATTTTTAACTAAAGTATTAAAGTCACCTTTAACAATTCCTGGAAAAGTGGTACTATTTTGTATCCCGTATAAGAGAAGTAATTGGTTCGGTGTAAGCTTGTCTTTTAATATCTTCTGGAATAGTTCTAACATAATTTCTAATATTTTCTTTTAATTTATCATAAGCTTCACAAAACATAATATCACCAATATCTAATAAACTTTTTGCTTGTCTAATACCATGTAATACACTTGCATGATGTTTATTAATATGATCACCTGTATATGTTAATGTGAATCCCATTTTATTACACATGTAGCAAAAGAGTTGTTTAAATATTACAAATTCTCTTTTTCTACATTCTTTACCAAGGGATCTCCATCCCTTAAATTCAGGATACAATTGTCTCATTGTTCCTATTACTAGTTTTTCAAGTATTTCTATAGTTTTAATTTGATGTGCTTCTTTCATTGCTTGAATCTCATCTTCCCATTGTCTTACATTAAAGACTATATCTGATTTATCACTAACAAGTATATTTATATTTTTTTTATATTTGTTCTCAAACTTTTCTTTAAAAGACTGTATGTCATTTGTCATTTCTAATATATCTTCTTTAAACATAATATGTGGTTTGCAAAGATAGCAAAAAATGCTTATCTTTAGTTATATAATTAATTAAAATTTTAAGTAATGGCTAAGAAAAAAACTACCAATAAATCTAAAAAACAAGAACCTCAAATAGAGGAACCAAAAGTGTTAACAGAACAAGATAGAATAGATCACATTAATAAAGTAAATGAACTAAAAGGTTCTAAAGCAATGAAGCTTCCTGATGATGTTGTTGTTAATATTCCAGTATCCGGTTTCTTTTATAGAGCTTTTGAAGGATTGTTTTATCATCTTCTTGAACCATTAAATGCAAGTCAAATACTTGCAGTTATGGAACATATTCAAAAGAATTTTGAAGGTGTAGATGAAGAAAAAATAACCAATACTCATAGAGCATTATGGGCAGTATTAACAATTATGTCTGAAATACATTGGCAAGCTGCTGCACAAGGTAAATTAGTTGAAACTGATAATACTCATGCTTCTATGATTGAACAAATTCTACATGGTGCAGAAGGTGCAAAAGAAGCTTTAGCTGAAGGTTTACAAAAACATAAAAAAGATGCAGGAGAATCTTTTGATAAAAATGCAGATAAAATAAGAGAAGCATTAGAAAATAAAATTAAAGATTTAAAAAGTCAAGGTAAACTTTAAGATATTTATTATCTAAGATTTATACCAGTAAAATCCCCCATTTCAATTAAGGATTGTATTACCAAGTTTAATTCTTGTTTACTACAATCCTTAAATGATTTACAATATTCTTGATTATCTTTAACAAAACATAATCCTGTTTTTCTTTTAGCTTCTAATTTTATTTCAGCAAATGTATGTCCTATATCATTTGCTAATTCTCTGATCATAGCATGAATCTTTGCAAGTTGTGCATTAGTTCCATCTTCACCAGATACACTAGCAAATATTTCTATTTTAGTTCCTTCAGGTAATTCTTTAATCCAATTTTTATAAAGAGTACCTTTAGCTTTTATAGTGTGAACAAGTTCACCATCCACTTTTTTTAATATTGAAAAGAAATTGTTTTTCATCCTGTTAATATTACTAAAAAGACTATTAATAATGCCATTATTAGCATAAAAACAGTCATAGAAGCTTTACAAAACTTTTCTGTAAATTTTTTTCTATCCATGTTTAATTGTTTAAATAAATAGCTAATAAAATAATATTTAATATAATTAAAAATATTATTCCTTTTTGTTCTTCAGTTAAATGCATGATATTAAATATAAAATTAATATTATTATTCCTCCAACAGATATTACTTTAACTAAATATTTAATATCTTCATTTGCTTCTTTACATTCTTCTTCCCATTCTTTAAGTTCTTCATCAGTCATATTATTTCTTTTTGACGTTCATCATTAAGTTCATTAACAGCATCTATTTTTTTAGTTAATATTAACCATCTATTTAGATTTTTTCTTTTTGTCCAAATAGTAACAGATGCTTTGTCTTCTTGTATTGCTTGAACAGCACGTTGTAATTGATCCCAATCATTTTCTGATAAGGTGTACTCCTCAAGTATTTTCATGATCCTCTGTTATTTCTTTTTCTAATTCATACATAACTTCAGGACATAATTCATAGAAGAAATCAGCCATATCAACTTGTTCATCAGTTGATGTATTAATTTCATCATTCCATAAGTATATAGCATGTACTTCTATTGTTGATCCTGTACCAGGATAGTCATGTGTAGCTGGTTCAGCTGGCACATAATTATATTCTATATCTAATTCCCATTCATTTATTTTTTTTGAGTAAGTGTTTCTTGGCATTTTCTTGTTTTTTTAATAGTTTTTTTAAATATTCTGCGGGCGTACCTTCCCATTTTTCATTTTCCATCATTATGTAGATGTTCTTCATTTTTCCCATTTTCTATATCTTTTAACATTAGTCTTGCAGGAATAACTTTAGCAAAGTTACAAAAACTGCAAGCTCTTCCTTCTGAATTATATAAAGGTAATGGATTATGTCCATAACCTGTAAACTTTGTATTACATAAACAACAAATTATTTCTTGGTTCTCTTGTCTATCCATGATCCTATTTGTGTTGTTACATACATACCTAAGCAAAAAGCTGCTGCCATTGCTAGAATGACAGCAGTTATACATGTTACTATTTCTCCTAATACCATTTTATATTATTTTTAACTTTTTTTGTAAAATATCTTCTAAGAGATGTAGGACAATCATATTCCCAATAACCGTCTCTGTGCACTATTATACTATAATCATGCATATTATAATTAGGATGATCAAATGTTGCAACAATGCGAGGTTTACCATATTCTAAAAAATATGAAGTACTTACATGTTTTCTTTTCTTTTGTAAAACCCATTCATCTCTTCTTGGAATATATCTAAAATGCATTTCCATTACAGTATTGTCACTCCAACCATAATTATGATATGTGCCATTGCCATCTGTTATTATGTCAAATATAGCCATACCGAACCAATAACTAAACCAATCATTATTTTGTTTTTCTACATAATGATTATGATGTTTGTTACCATTTTTATGCTTGTTCTTGTGTTTTTTATTATTTTGAGCAAAGCTCACACTTACTATTAGTAGTAATATCCAAATTATATTTTTCATAAGCTATTTATTTAAAGGATTATAATATTTAATTTTTTCTTGATCAAATGTGGATAGTGCTGAGTTGACCCATTTAACATCTTGAGTATTTTTATAACACAGTATATGGCAAATTGCAGTCTCACTTGGATTTAGGCGCAGCAAACGTCCTATTCTTTGTGCTGACTTACGCTCATTGCCATATGCATGCATTATAATACCTTGTTTTAAATTAGGTATTGTTACACCTTCACTTAATTGTAATACACAAGACAGCTTATCTATTCTACCATCACTGAATAACTGTAAGTTATCTTCTGATGCACTATTTTTAGAATGATAGCTGTGTTGACACATTCTATCAGCTTGTGCTTGTGTATTAGCAAAGACAATACATTGATCACCAATATTTCTTATCAAACCTTTAGCATATGCTTCTTTAGTTGGATAATCCATCATGGCTTTCATTCTCATAATAGATAAGAATTGTCTTTGTTTAGGTGTTTGAGCATCTCCCAATGCTCCTGTATAGTATTGATAATCAGATAACTCTGAAGTATACCATGTTCTTCCATCTTTTGCAGACTTCTTAACATTCTTTACTTTAGATAATTCTAATTCATGTACTATAATTTGATAGTCATTAAGTATACTATTATCAGCTGCATCATCTACACTAAATGTATATTTAACAGGACAATATTTTTTGACCATCTTTAATTTCTCTCCTGATTTAGGTGGTGTACCAGTTAAACCCAGTATTCTACCCTTAAACTCAGAGAGAAATGTTTCATGTGTTTCTAATAAACTATGACACTCATCAAGATAAACTATATCATAATCATTTGGATTAAGTTTATTCAATGATAAATAGGTTGAAAACTTTATATGATGTATAAGTTTAAGATTACCCATCTTTTGTAATTCATCCTCCCAAGAATCTTTTACAGACCATTTAGGAACTACAACTAAGACCCTTATAAATGGATCATATAGTTTCATAAGATGTTGAATAGCAATTCTTGTCTTACCAACACCCATAGATATACCGAGCGTTGCTCTATTATTATTTATTGCTATGTCTAAAGCATCTTGTTGTACTTTATCTCTTGATAATTCTTTCACTTCCATTTATTATTTAATATTTGTTGACTTATAATAAGTATTGATACAAGTATTATTACTGCTATTATTTTCATTAGTTTAAACCTATATTATTATCTCTTAATAATTTATTTAATTCTTCATGCTGATCCATTTCTTTAAAATGTTCTTGAATTTTATCAAGTTTTTCATTTATTTCATCTGGTATTGACTCTTGTTCAAAACCATTTACTTCATTTATTATATGCATTAATGTCTCTTGATCTATTATCTCAGGATTATCCGTAAGAAACATAGCGAGATCATATAATTGCTCTTTTTCTAATGTATGTGCTAAATATGTTAGTAATCTAATCATGAACTTATTCCCATTATTAATATTAATGTATAATATATTGCTAAAAAAGCAACAAATGCTATTTCTTCTTTCTTTTTCATATTCTTTTGAGTGTAAAACCCAACTCTTGTGCTTCAATAGGATGTAGTTCTATCCAATTATGACAGTTTCTACATACTGATAACCAAGTACTTACATCATTATGATATTTTCCTCTTCCTTTTTTATGATGCACATCAGTGGATTGATTTGTACATTTAGAAAGTGCAGCTTGACACATAGGATAATCAGTAAGGAAGCTTCTCCTTAATTGACTATACTTTGCATCAATACGCTGCATTTTCTTTGATTTTTGTCTCATGTTATAGTTAAATAGTTTTTTGGTAATAAACCTTGTCCCATAAATTTGATTATTAAATCTTCATAGTTTAAACCTAATGACTTTAATGTCATTTTGTTCTTATAATCAGGTAAATATTCAAAAGGCATTTCATATATATCTTTACCAAGTTCTGACTTAGCAAATATACGTAAAATAGGTTTAACTTGTTGCCAAGAAACATATTGTTTTAACTCATTTATTACATTTTGACCACGCTTCCATACTTTGGTAATTCTTCTTTTTTTATCCCAATGCATTTTAGCAATTTTTTCTTGATCATACATTTTTAATCCATGTAATACTCTCTTGAATAGAAAGTGTTGTGTTGGATTAAGTTTAGTATAAACAAGAGTTTGTTTTGGTTCTTTAATAAATAATTGATACTCAGATAACATACCTAAGTATGTATATCTTGCTTCTTCTCTTTCTTTGTTAAATTGTTCTAATTTAGGTTTAAGTTTTTGTAATTGTTCTTGATTAAGCATAATATATTCTATTTTAGTGAGTTTAATAAATAGAAAAGGGCCCAATTAAGGACCCCTTTCATTGAAAAAAATGTAAACTAGTATTACTACTAATTGATCAGTTAAAGTTGATCAGTCTTATAATTCAAAAGTTTCATTTTCTACTACCACTTCCTCTTCTTTCTTTTTCTCTTCAACTATTTCGTCCTCTTTCTTTGCTTTTTTATCAGACTTTTTAGTTAAAAGTTCATTCAAATCAGATTGACTAACAGTTTTCTTTGGAGTATTACCATTAGCTTCTCTAATTTCATCACCATTTACATGTGGTATCATTATAGATTGCATTTGACCACTAGAGTCATATCTTGTAGTTCTGTAAATATCTTTTACTTCACCTGTTTCAGTGTCAACACCTTTACATACTATACCAGTTTCACCTGCAATCTTAAGATCTTCAGTTCTACCTTCAAATGATTCTACTACTACAATATTACCTGGTAGTTCTTCATTTGCTTTAAAACCCATTTCAGTAAGATCTTCAGTTTTACCATGGATTAAAGCACTAAATACTTTTCTATTTACCCATCCATTACTACCAAAGTCAACTCTTTCTTGAGTTATTCTCATGTGTGCATATTCTGGATTGTTTTTAGATACTCTAATTGCATTACCTTGTTCGTCAGGATTTATCCTAACTTTACTAGAATTTGTTCTCATTTTTTAAAAATTTTTGTGTGTTATTAAAATTAATTGAATATGACTGTTGAATTATGACTTAAATGTCATCCCGATGGAAGTAGTCATCTTCCATTTTCTCTATGTCCTTAATCTCATCAAGTGATGGTTCTCTTTCTTGAAATTCCCATACTTCAGGTTGATCAGGTTTTTCTTTTCTGTTTTTATTTAAAGTAGATTTATAAAAAGGATTAGTAATATCTGAAGTAAATTCTTTACCAAGACCATTGAGTTCTCTAAAATCTTGGTCATCCAACTCAAGATATTGTTCTAGAGACATCTCTATTATTCTTCCATTTGGTAATTGATAAATCATACGCAAATATATGTGATTCAATCTTTATACCCTAATGATTTTGAACCACTACTAATAATAATTTACAGTAGTATAGCTATCATACTACATAAAATTTTCTACCAATCCTCTTTATATAACCTTTTTCTTTTAATTTGTTAAGATTTCTATGTATTGTGCTTGGATTTACATCACATAAATCAGCTAATGTGTTAATAGAAGGGAAACATGTTCTTTCCTTATTTGCATAAGTACATATTAGTGCATATAATCCTTTAGCTTGTAAACATAATTCAGGATCACTTACTACTTCTTGATATACTATTCCAAATTTTCTATTGTTTCGTTCCATATCTTTGGTCCTTTTGATTTACTTAGCTTAAGAGTTTTAACTTGCATTTCATGTGGAACAAGGTTACCATCCTTACCAATTAAAAATACTTCAACTTTCATTTCATAATAAAATGGATTGAATTCATCTTTATAGTCTGAACTATTAATAACTTTACCAAATAAATAACCATCAACCATTAAACCAGCATCAATCATACGATCCATTTCAACTTTATCTTTTATTTCCCACTTCTCTGGCTTCCATGTTATTATATCACCTTGATTAAGATGTTTATACTTATCATCACATAAGATATACATTAACATATCCATATCAGAATCACTAATCATATGTTTGATTGCACTTTTTAGTGTCTTTATATTCTTGATACTATTATTAAATACAGGATCAAGTAGCTTGTCTATCATTTTATTCTTTACC